CATTCTTACTCTTGTCGGAAAGAGGCGATTGCAGAGATGATAAAACGCGCTTATAACTTGTTGTTAATCAATAGGGTATTCTTTTGTGCTATGTGAAATATTACCGATTTTTCGCCGGCTGCGTTGTGTGGCTAAGTTTTTAATAATCACACATTTGATTGATTCTTTTGCGAGAGATATACTACAAGAATAATCTTGTTATTAGCTTTTTACTTCTTTCTGCGGGAACTTAATTACCCTGCATCTCTTATTTTTTTCGAATGATCAGAAGGCTTATTCTGCGTGAGGATAGAGGTTAATTTATCTATCGTTTCCTGCTGTTTTTCAATCGTTCTCTGCTGAGTCTCAATAATTGAATACAGCCTTTCTTTATCAGCCTCTTTATAATTCTTCTGACCCATTATTAGCCAACTTGCATCAACCCATTCAAAACTATCAATAATCTTCACTATTACATCATAACCCGGTTTGTTTCGACCAATTGTGATGTTTCTGATGGTTTGATCGCGAACGTTCATTTTTTTTGCAAATGAACCAACAGTATGACCCTCTTTTTCAATTATATAGCAAATTCTTTCGTTGATTGTTTCTTGCTTCATAATTCTCAAATTTATTCTGGTTAAACAAATTAAGAGTGAAAAATACACTCAAATGTTTGATTATTTCAAAGAAATTGTTGAACTTTGCGTCGCGTAATAATTCTTTCGTTACGAAAATAGTTATAACATTTGACGTGACAATAATAATGAAAAAAGAATGTGACTATGGAATTTAAAGAGTATGTGAATTCATTACCCAATCAAAGGGATGAGGTTACTGAACAATTAGCTCTCCTCTGTAGAGTTTCATATACGACAGTTTATCGGTGGCTGCGTGGAGATTTTGCACCTGATCCTCTCAAGAGGAAGGTTATCTCTGATTATTTGCAGATTCCGGAAAAGGAATTATGGCCAGATTTGTGAGAAATGCAAGAAATCTTAATCCTGTTATAATGAAAAAATAGAAACTATGACTGTAGAAGAATTTGAAAACGCAATTGATCGACTCAATGCGGGGGTTGTTATTGACGAAATTAAACTAAGACATTCAGCTGTTCGGCAAGTGAATGCTCATACTGATAATAAGATAATCGTTTGGGATATGTTTGGGCGTGCCTTCTCTGCAAGCAAGGAAACCTCACAAGATCTATTCCTGGTGCCTGAAGAAAAAGGCAAAGTAGCCTGTTCTCTTGGCATTCCCTTAGAACGAAATAAAAGATTTGACCTAAAAAAAGAGTGATTATGGCAAGCATCAGAAAAGTACGGAAAGCTTATAAACGAAAAGTTGGCATCAAGCAGATATGGATTCGCATTAAATGTAAAAAAACGGAATTTCGTTTGAGTCGTTCTCATCATAAACTTCTCCGGCGATGGGTTACAGAACGTATGAGAATATCACTTCTATCACGCCATGTACATAGATAAAGATTTACGGGGAAGATTCTCTATTCAGGATTTGAGCGAACAAGATCTTCGCTTTTTTCACAAAGCTTTGCTGGTATATGCGCAGCATAAGCGCAGATGTATACTTCCGGAGGATAATGTTCGACGACTTGTTTTTAACAATGAATATAACTTTATAATGCGACATGGGTAATAATGGCAATAATAAGAGATGGACCGTCGAAGATGATGCATACGTGAGGCAGCATCTCGGAAAGATGTCGCTTGAGGATATGGCTGCTTATTTAGATCGTAGTCCAATGTCAGTCAGACTCTATATCCTTAGGCACAGAATGACGAGTGGGCACGTAGTTAAACGTAACTTGCTCGTTAAATTGCTGAAAATAAAATTCAGACATCCGGAGAATTTTAACCCGACGCGCGATTTCTATAAGGAAACCTGCATCGGACAGCGTCGCTATTGGGACCTGTTTTTCGGCCGGAAAAAAATTTCTGGTAAAGAGTATCAAGCGCTGACTAAATATTTCGGAGTGACAATTGACGAGGATCTTGATGCGCGTCAGCTGGAACTCTTTGAAGAAGATTCAGAATAATATGATTGATAAGATATTTATAGAAAAGGTAAAGTCGGCTCTGAATATTGTGAATGTTATAGAGTCCTTTACTCGCTTGTCTAAGGCAGGCGTAAACTATAAAGGAGTCTGCCCGTTTCATGATGATCACACCCCATCGATGGTAGTAAGCCCGTCAAGGCAGACCTACCATTGTTTTGTTTGTGGAGCCAGCGGGGACGTTATCTCGTTTGTGCAAAATCACTTGAATATAACTTTCGTAGAAGCTCTGCGATGGTGTGCCGCTCAGGCAGGATTAGAATTTCCTTCTAAGGAGATGACTCCGGAGGAAGAAGCACAATATAAAGAGAAAGAGGCACAACGTGTCGCTATTGAGGCTGCAAGCAAGTTTTTTCAGAATAGCCTTCCGCAGGCTGAGTCTTTCCTTACGTCGAGAGGATATACGCTATCTGACAAGGTGCTTTCCGATTTTGGTGTCGGTTATGCGCCGGCGGGGAACTTGGCTATGACTGAACTCTCCAAGGGTGGTTTCTCCTTGGAACTGCTGCAGAAGGTAGATGTTATTGGCAGTAATGAGGGACGCACCTACGATCGATTTCGCGATCGATTGATGTTCCCGTTCTATGATATGCAAGGGCGCATCATTGGTTTCTCTGGACGCATCATCACACCGAGGGATGGTGTTGGAAAGTATGTGAATACGGCAGAGACACCACTGTTTACGAAAGGTAAGCATATCTTTGGACTATTCCAAGCGCGAAAGGCAATAGGGAAACTGGGCTTTGCCTATCTCGTCGAGGGGCAGTTCGATGTGATAACGCTACACAAAATGGGTGTAGAGAATGTCGTCGGGGGCAGTGGCACGGCATTCACAGATGAGCAGGTGAAGCTGTTGTTGCGCTTTACAGACTATATCGTAATGGTTTATGACGCCGACGATGCAGGCGTGAAGGCTTCGTTAAAGAACTGTGAACTGTTTCTGAAAGCCGGAGCAAGGGTAAAGTGTATACGACTGCCGAAAGGAATGGATCCGGATGAGTTCGCCAAAGCAAACGGAAATCGAACACAGGATAAATTGAAGGAACTGATCGAGCCGTTTCCGAAAGCCTTCAAACGAATGCTGATTCCACACGGCTGCAAGGACGAGACAATCATCAGCGACAGCCTAAATACGATTTGCTCGCTTGTGGCATGTGTTAATGACGCGGCCTTGCGGCTGGAATATATCAAATCGATAGCTGCTGACTTCAAGAGCAAAATCGGTATCATCGATGACAAAGTGCGTCGTATTCGGCTGAAGATAAAAGATGCCTTGCCCGAAACAAAGATGCAAACGGGACTCTTCGGTATTGATGCACTGAAAGAGAATCTTGAGAGCGACCGTCCGGGAATACTGACCTCGGCCATGCAGGAGTTTCTTGACGGCTATGGAGAAGACCCCGTCGTGTATGTCGCTGGCCGGCCATCGAGCAACGACATTCAGGAGCTGCGCCGTATTTATTGCTATTTCGTATCTTCAGAAACGGGCTGCGGAATCAACGATGACGGAGAGGAGAACGACTATCTGCATACGCTGGCAGAGATGTTCCGGTCGGGCATCAATATTCAGATGACCTATAACAACGTCACGGGGTCGTTCATCGATTATTACATCAGTCTTTACGGCAGGTTTCTGAGTGATTATGCCGGCGACAAAGTCCCGCTCATCACAAGATGCATCGAGCTGACTTCCTACGCAGAGGATACCGTTGTTACGGTCAACCGTAACCACTATTGTTCCATTCTGAAACTCACCAAGGGGCAATTTGACGAAATTCGCAAACCATTCGTACAAAAGCGGAAGTCGGCGATGAAGGTGAGCCTACAGACCGAGTACCTCTGTGACGACGAGTTTGATGTGAACGAGCCACCCGAATATGTGCAGGATAATGAGGAGTACCGGCGTATGTGGCGAGAGTTTAACTACTATCCTCGACTCAACAAGAAAGGTGAGCCGGTCTGCTACATGTTTAAGAATAAGAACGGAAACGGAATGACGCAGGTAGGAGACTTCTTCATGACGCCACTGCTGCACATCTTTAACGAAGACTTCGAGCAGAACAAGCGTGTGCTGCGCATCAATCGCCGATACTACGAGACCCCTATCTACATTGAGGTGCTCTCAAAAGCTTTGTTGAAGATGTCGTCGATAGAAGAAGTGCTCATCAATTACGAAGCTGTGAACTTCAACGGAGAGGAATGGCAGTGGAAAGCCATCAAAACGTACATGAGTCATCACTTCGTGCAGTGCCGTGAAATCAAGACTTACGGCAATCAGCAGGCTGACGGCATGAGCCGTAAGACCGATGAACAATTTTTTGCATTTGCAAATGGAATCTTTCATCGCGTCGATGAACAATGGAGGTTTGAGCCGGTCAACGAACTGGGCGTCGTAACGCATAATAAAGACAACTACTACCTACCTGCCTTTTCTACAATTTACGCTGGCAGTGGAAAGCAATCTGATAAATACGAACTCATCAGCCAATTGGTTTACAAAGAAGTTCCGGCAGAAAAAAGAGTGACATTTGAAAAGTGGGCGTGGCTGATGGACCGTGTATATAAAATCAATGACAATGGAAAGTGGGCAGTCATCTTTGCCATAATGTGTGCCTTTCGAAGTAATATTCACTGCATCGATCGTTTGTTCACTGCCCCCTTTTTCATGGGACCGATGTCGTCAGGGAAAACACAGATAGCTATCTCTATTCGCTCGCTCTTCATCTCGCCTAACATTCCTATTTTTAACCTCAATACTGGAACAGATGCTGCCATGGCCACGATCATGGGAATGTTTAAGGATGTTCCGGTAGTGTTGGACGAATACAACAACAAGGATATCAGCGACAACAAGTTTCAGGCTTTGAAGGGTATCGTTTATGACGGCGATGGCAAACAGAAACGCAAGGGAACATCAGGAAGAGAAATCGAAAACGACAAAGTCTACGCCCCTGTCATCATCTGCGGCCAAGAGACGCCACAGCGCGATGACAATGCCTTGATGAGCCGCGTCATTGTCTGCGAAGTTCCAAAACCACGCAATCGTACACCGGAAGAGGTGCGTATCTTTGAGGAACTAAAAACCATAGAGGATCAGAATAAGGTTGGACTATCAAATGTGCTGCTGCAGATACTCGAGTTGCGCCCCTTGTTTATGGATCATTTTCGACAACTCAAACAGGAAGCGTACAATGAACTTAAGCAAGATGTCATCAACTCCGGTGAAATGGATCGTCTGATGAAGACTGCTGCGCTCTTTTTAGGAACTGTAAAGCTGATTGAGCAGTACTCAAACCTTCAGCTTCCATTCTCATATAAGGATTTCTTTAAAATCGCTCAGGAAAAGATAAAATTTCAACTCTCACTCATTCGTAGTACGGATAAACTCGCAATGTTTTTCACTGCTGTCAATAATATGGTTGATACTAAACAAATCATCGAGGGGAGAGAGTTTCTTATTGAGCAACCAAAGAAAGTCACGGGAAAAGATGCTCGTGGCGACTCTCATACCTTTACCTTTGAACCAGGAACGAATATCATGTTTTTACGCTTAAGCGCGGTCTTTAGTATTTTCGACCGCTGTGGCTATAATACAGAGGGTAGCACACTTTCAACTTTAGAACAGAACCTGCGCAGCCACTCAAGCTACGTTGGTACAGTTCCTTCGCGACGCTTTACGTGGGAGGAGACAATGGAAGAACCAAAAAACGATGGCTATGAGACGATGGTGAAGGTGCGGAAGCAGAGAAGTACTTCCACCAGTGCTATCATTATTGACTACGATAAGTTCACGGAATTGTACCATATTGATTTTCGCAGAGCATATGTACCGGAAGATAAAGAACCTCCTATGACGCCTGTGACGACAGAAACAAAGGAGACGAATCCGCAGACTAACCATGAACTACCTTTCCCTCCTGCGAGCAATGATATTGACCCCTTTCTTGAAAGAATGTACGACTAAATTCTTCTTTTGCCAATAGTACATTTTTTTGATTATGTAGAGCCGTACCTCTTCATCCGAACTGGTACGGCTCGTTTCATTTTAAATTGGAGAAGGGGCGCCGCGAAATCCCCCGAACCCCCTAAATTTCTAAAAAAACAAGGAAACAGCTACTTTGAAAAATATTTTTCAGAAAATCAGCATCCTACAATCCTACAATCCTACAAATCGACTTTACTTTTCAAAATAATAATATTATAACTGTTTATATTTAAGGCATTTATGTGTATATGTTAAAGTTCGTAGGTATGTAGGAGATCTTGTAGGTTTGTAGGACGCTGTAGGAAATAGGTTTTTTTGCTGATTTTGGGTTGTTGAAGAACGTCGTCCTACAAAAAATGCTGTTTTGTAGGTTTGTAGGATGAAATATGATGGAAAAATAGTTGAAAATATGGTTTGGAAAATTTGTATAATTCACTGATAATCACTAATTTTGTTCTATATAAACAACGATTTGTAGGATTGTAGGACGGTAGGAACGTAAAAAACAGAAAACGTATATGGATAATAAAAAATGGCTGCGAAAACGAGTGGTGTCTATACGGATAGAACCATATCTTGCTGAATACATTGCTGAAAAGTACGAGATTGATACCGCGACTGGCGGCCTTAGGATTCCTTGTAGTTCAGACTTGTATTTCTGTGTTTGGGAGCAGATGTCACGGCAGCGGTCAAATCAGCCTGATCTTACGGATGGTAATCTTCGCATACATCTTCCATTTAGAAAGGCGATACAAGGTGCGCCGTATAAAAATCCGGCCTACTATAATTACCTTTCTGCCGCTGCCACTAAAGAGATAGAGGGGCAGATAAGAAGAATGTTTAATTTCGAACTGCATCGTGTGCTTTTGGAGAATGAAGAATTCGGTAGACAACGTAAAAACCTTGATGTTATTTATGAATTTATACAAACCTATCGTCTTAAATCGATATCGGCTGATGCCTTGTTAAAGAATTTCTATCGCTTTCGTAATCGATTGCGCCCCAAAAAAATCCGGCATTATAGGAGAAATGTTGGAATTTAACATTGTTTAATATAGACCGAATTGTTGTTTTGGTCACTTCGTCTAACGTGTATGGTTGAGTTTTTAAATGTTGTTAAAGTAGAGCTGGTTCGCTCGTTTAATCACAGCGAGAATAATGTATAT